AATACTTATTAACCTTGTCTTAATGCAAATTAACAAGAAATTCTTTCCTGAGGTGATGCAAGATAACGAACTTGCTTATTTTGCTCACCTTCAGGGAATTATAGACTCAGTTGATGAGTTATCTACATTAGAAATCACTAGGAATCCTAATTCCTACCACTTTAGACTAGCACCCTCTATACCTATGTATAATGATATGTTGCTAGAAGAGCTATTGAAGTTTCATAATCTCTTACAGATCCATCTGGATTTGTCTAAAAGTATAAAGAGTTCTGCAACAATTGTCTTTGATATCACCATGTAAAATAAATTTGGTGGATATTAAAGAAATACATATCTTTGTCCATAAAACCAAAAAAATATACGACATGTTAGAAGAATTATTACCAGAAGTAACCCCAGTTCAAGAAGAAATTCAATCAGAAGTGCCTGCTCAAGAACCTGTAAAGTACGATCCTAACAAGAAATACACCTGGAATACAGATGATATCTTTGTTATCAACGGTTCTGAGTTTGGTGTAATCCTTAACTCACTACGTGCACAATTAGCTACAGAAGAAGCTGCTCGCATCCTTTTAGCTAACAGAGCTAACAATACAATTGAGCAAGTGTTAGCTAGATCAGTAGAATCTGGTGTTATCAAAGAAGCTGAAAATCAATAAGTTATGGCAAAAGAAATGATGAAACGTGCTGATGGTTCCACTTCTCAAAGAGGATTGTGGGATAACATCCGTGCTGCAGCTAAAAAGAATAAAGCTGCTGGTAAACCTGGTAAGAAACCTACGTCTGCTATGCTTAAGCAGGAAAAGAAAATCAAGGCTAAGAGCAAGTAATGAACGATCATTGCCCCATACATGAAATAGCTCTTGAGGAAGGACAATGTCCTAAATGTTTAGAACAATCTAATATATAAATAAGATGACAAAAGTAAAAAAAGCACAAGCTGGTACTGGTCTCAGAAGAGGACAAGAAAGAAGACTTGGTAGAATAGCAGAAAAAAATCCTGATAGATCTTATAGAGTGGCTGAGCGTATGGAATTACGAAAAACTCGTGAGGAACGTGGTAAAGCTATTGCTAAAAGTGTTAACTCTCGACAGTCATATAAACCATCTGAAGTAGAATCTAAAATGGTTAAAAGACCTAAATCTAATTTTAGACCAGCATTTGCACCTAAAGTTAAGAATGCTAAAAACGGTTCTTCTTTCCCAGACTTAAACAAGGATGGTAAGATTACTAAAGCTGATATTCTTAAAGGACGTGGTGTTATTGCTAAGTCTGGTGCTATGATGAAGATGGGAGGCAAAGCTGCTAAACAAGCTGCAATAGCAATTGCTATGAAGAAAGCTGGTAAGACACCTAAAAAGAAAATGCAATATGGTGGTGCAGCTGCTTCTATGAAACCTACATCTAAAATTAAGAAGGCTCAAGCTGGTTTAACAGCTTCTAACAAGCGTGTAGGACCTATTGATCCTAATGGTGCTTTTACTAAGGTGCAAGAAATGAACTTACCTCCTCGTAATGTTAAAACTAAGGTTAGTCTTACTGAGAACAAGCAATTAGGTGCTACAAAGATGATGAAAATGGGTGGTGGTTTAAAGCCAGTTAATAAGGCTAAGAACCCAGGACTTTCTAAACTTCCTACACCTGTAAGAAATAAAATGGGCTACCAAAAGAATGGTGGTAATACAAAAAAGAAATAGTCATGGCCACTGTAAAAAAATACAATGTCCCTAGAGATAATGCTATGGCAGATGCTTTAGATAGACAAGATGGTAAAGGTAAATATGCTCCCAAGAATAATGAGGCTATTAATAATAAACCCATGAAGTCTGGCGGTAAAGTATCTAAACAATTAGGTTCTGCTAAACATACTATTGGTAATATGCATTTTGCAAAGAAAAAGAAATAATAATGGCTACAGATAAAAAGTGGATGCAGAAGGTAACTAAGTCTATTAAGGCTAGAGGTACAGAAGGAGTTTGCACAGGTAAAAAGTTTGGAGGTCCTACTTGTAAGCCAGGATCTAAACGATATAATTTAGCAAAAACTTTTAAAAGTATTGCTAAGAAGAAGAAGTAATGCATAAACGTATAGACAAAACGTGTAAACATTGTAAAAATGTCTATTCTGGAACAAAGAACAGTAAATATTGTGGATATTCTTGTGCAAAAGAAGCTCGAAAGAAAAGAATTAAGTTAAATTGTAAAGAGTGTAAACAAGAGTTTGAGGTCCAAGAATGGAATAAAGATGCTAAATATTGTAGTTATTCTTGTAAAAATAAAAATCAGTCATCTGATATTTTAGAAATAACTTGTGATAACTGTAAAAGAGTCTTTGAGAGAAAAGAACACTTAGTAGGAAGAGGAAAACATAACTTTTGTTCTAACACATGTTCTAATGAATTTAATGTTGGAAGTAACCACTATGAGTGGAAAGAACACTTACATGATAAAAGTCTTAAACTTGCTCTTAAACAATGGGCAATAAAGATTAAAGAAAGAGATGGATATATATGTCAATTATGTGGAGAAACTGATAGAAGTATATTAGAAGCACATCATATGAAACATAGAAATAAGTTTCCAGAGTTACAATTTGATTTCAATAATGGAATCACTTTATGTCTAGATTGTCATGCTTTGCAACATTTAAATGATGAGAAAGCGTTAAGATTAATAAATTATAAAATAGCTGCAAAGCGTAAAGCTAAATAACATGGCTAGAATTCCTAAGACGAAAGTTTATAACCCACAGAAAGCTTCCGCTTATGTAGGTAAAGGGGTTCTTAGAGCTGGTGGTAAAATCACTCCTGTTCCTAATGGTCCTCTTGTTAAAAAGAAGGGAGAGTTTAAAGGCTCTACATTAAAGGATGGTGGTAAGGTGAAGGTTATGGCTGGCGGAGAGAAGCACGTAGTATACAAGAAGACTAGTCCTACAGGTGTTGGTAAGGGTAAGAAGGGAAACATTATGGTTAACCACCCTACTAAAGACAAAGGTAAATGGGACACAATAGATCTTACAAAGATTGGTAGAGCCAAGACTGTTAAACAAGGTGTTGCTTCTACAAAGAAGTGGCATAAAGATAACCCTGATTATAAGTATAAAGGTAAAAAGAAATAGCAATGGCTAGGATTAAGAAAGCTCAACTTGGAAGTTTGATAAAAGCTGCAGTTAAAAGTGGTGTTAAGAAAGCAGAAAAATCTGCCGTAAAGACTGTTCAACAACAGCAAGCTAAAAGAGCTTTGACAAAAGCAATTGAGAAAAGAACTAAGCCTACATCAAGACCTTCTTTTTTTGATGAGTTTGATATGCCTGAATCAAAATCAAGAGGTTCAGTTATAGCTAAAAAATTAGAAGCTAAGAATAAGATAAACAAATACAAATCTGGTGGTTCTACACCAGCTTGGACTCGTAAAGAAGGTAAGAATCCTGAAGGTGGATTAAACGCTAAGGGTAGAGCTTCTTATAACAGAGCTAATCCAGGTTCTAATCTTAAAGCTCCACAACCTGAAGGTGGTCCTAGAAAAAGATCATTCTGTGCTAGGATGTCAGGAGTTAAAGGTCCTATGAAAAAACCTAATGGTGAACCGACTAGAAAAGCATTAGCTTTACGTAAATGGAAATGTTAAATAATATAATACATTAATAATGGCAAAGATAAAAAAAGCCCAACTTGGTGATCACCTTGTTAAAAGAAAATCACAAGATGACAGAATACATAGAATAGAAAAGAAAAACCCTGAAAGGGCTGAACGAGTATCTGATCGCGTGCAAAAAAGAGCTTTACGTTCAGTTAAGCCAAGTTCAGTTAAGCCACCAAGTAGAATGTCTATGCCATTAATGCAGCGTGCAAAGGCTGCAAAGGCAAAAAAAGCTGCTGAAGCTCCTAAAGCTCAAAGTGGAGATTCATTAGTTTATGAAACTAAAGGTGCTGGTTATCCAAAAAGAAGACTAGCTGTTGATACCACTGGCTATGCTGGTGGTAAGAAAACATTTAAAGGTACTGGTAGGTATTTAGAAGGATTAGAATCAGGTGTATATAAAGATTATCCTGCAAAACCTAAAAAATATGGCAGAAAGATTGTAAAATCAATCATAAATGTTAAGAGTGCAGCACCTAAGAAAAAAACTGGTGGTAATGTTACTAAGAAAAAAATCGTTAAAAAATAAAAACTTATAAAAATGGCAACTGTTAAAAAGGTTAAAAAAGCCCAAAGGGGTGGTTGTGTATCAAATATGAGCGGTGCACAAAGACAAAGATATTTCCAAGGTGGACCTAGTCCTCTTCAAAAAGCTGGTCAAGCTCTAAAAGATGCTTTTGGTAGTCGTAGAACTAAAGAAGAGCGTCAAGAGGCAAGATCAGAACGTAAAGCTGCTAGAGCTGCTAAAAAAGATGCTCCTAAAGCACAAAGAGGTGGTTGTGTATCAGGTATGTCTAATAAAGAAAGAACTAATTTCTTTAGAGGTGGTACCGAAGGTCAAATTAGAAGAGCTGGTAACAAACAACTACGTGAAGTTGCAAGAGATGAACGCAAAGAAGCTAGAGTTGAAAAAAGAGCTGCTAGAAAAGCTGCTCCTCCTGCTAAACATGGTATGAAAGTTAAGAAAGCACAAGCTGGTACAACACTTACTGAAATGGGTAAGAAAACTACTAGAGCTGCTATGAACAAACGTACTAGTGATATGGCTAAGTCTTTAGACAAAGCTTCTGTTTTTGGTAAGAACTACATTGCACCTGGTGATTCAGCTAAGAAAAAAGCTGTTACTAAAAAGCCTGTTCCTAAAAAGAAAATGGGTGGTACTGTATCTATGCAACTTGGTAGTTATGGTAGACAACCTGGTAAGAACTACACTGGTAAAGCTAAAATGGGTAAATCTATGGGCAAATGCAAATACGGTTGCTAAAATAAATAATTATGGCAAAAGGAATGACAGCTGGAAAAGCTAAAAAATCTGGGAAACCACGTTTAGCTCCTAAAGTTAAGAACCCACATCCTAATAAACCCTTTATGAGGGAATCAGATAATACTAGAAACAAAGGTAAGAGTCCTATGGCTCCTATGACTGGTAAGAAATTATCAAAATAATAAAAAGCCCCAAATTAATGGGGCTTTTTTTATGAGCAAAAAACAAAGGGAGTTTCTATTTTTTGAGTCCCCAGAAATACAAATCTTGGGGCCATGTTTCTCTAGCAATAAATTCATGCTCAGAGAAATGATTTTCCATGTCTATCTCCTCACGAACATCTTGTTCTGTAAGATTCATGTAATAATCATTCTCAATCTTTGATGTAAATGGAGAGTCTTGAGGAGTGGTTCTTTTTGTACCATGCTCAGGTCTTCCTGTTGTAGCACAACTAAATAAGAATATTCCTCCTGGCTTAGTTAGATTGATACAGTTTTTAATTGTCTCTTTCCAAAACTCATCATGCTCAAAACACTCAGCTGATATAACAATATCAAATCCTTCAGAGTCTTTGAACTCATGTCCTCTAGATACAACATCTACATTTCTTCCTGCACCAATATCTACACCAATGTATTTATAGTTTGTAAATAGATAGTGGTTGTTTCCATTGATGTCTAATGAACCAATATCTAACACTCTGCAATTTTCAAACTTCTCAGGAAATTTACTTCTTACATATGTCATGAATGTTCTTTGTTCTGGATGTGCCATTTTATAAGTTTAAATATTTCTTTAATAACTCTGGATAATCTATCTTCCAATTAGGGGCTAGTTTAACTTCTCCTGTAGGAATCCTTCCCAAAGCTCTTTGTGATTCAATGTAAGCACTGTGTCTTTGTATAGCGTTAAGCTTTCCAGGATGATCAGTACCTTCACCACTCATGTGATAACCTCTACCACCCCACATATAGAACCAACTTGCCTCTTCCTTAGGAGGTTTAGCAAATAGTCTTCCTCCATATGCATTAATAAGTTCTATGAATGTCATATCATATCCAGCATTTTGAAGAGGATGTCCTCCTACAGCTTTCCATGCTGACTTTCTAAACACAATACCAGAGTTTCCTATCCAACCAACTTGTTCAATACCTGTAATGTGACATAACACTCCTACTTCCCAGTGAAGAATATTCACCTTATCAGTCATGTATTTAGCCACATTCTTTAAATGGTGTGGTAGAGCTACATCATCATCATCCCATTGACATATTATATCTCCCTGGCATAATTCTGTAGCATAGTTTTCTTTCTCACCTATAGTATCAAAGGTTTTATCTAGGTTAACTATCTTAACTTGAGGATGATCAAAAACAAGAGTCTGTAATGGATAGTCATTAACTATTATAAGCTCACACTTATCTGCAGGGTAGTCCTGCTTGAGGAAAGATTCAACACTCTCCTCAAGCGTAGACACTCTACCGTAAGTTATACATTTACATGATATAAATGGATATTCCATATTACCAGATTTGAATAATGTCAAATGGTGAAACTAATATTGCACGATCATCATTATCATTGATTGGAACTAATGTAGCTTTGTTTAAAGCTGCTGGATCTACTAACACCCAATCTCCTTCTTTGATTTCTGTAACAATAGTACCCACTTGTAACACCTTCAGTTTAGACATCTTGTTAAGTAATTCTCTTTGTAATGCTTCTTTAGTGTTTTCATCTACAACAATCTTGCTTTCCTCATCTTGTGGAGGTAATTGTAATAACACTCTGTTTCCTAATAACTTTGCCATGATTATTTGTTTAAATTGTGAAATCTTGTAACGTCTTCATCAACTAAGCTAATCTCTGTTGAATATGTAGTACGTTGTCTTTTAATTCCTCTTTGCTTACCTGTCTTAGGATCAATATCTGGAACATCTTCTGAACGGTCATGTGCATCATCTAATAAGACTAACACTTTGTTATCGTCCACTTGTACAGATCTAATCACCTTATTCAGGTTAAAGCTGTCGGTGTAAGTTTTATCACCGTCCTTTCTTGTGTAAAAGAATAAACTCATTGTTTTGGTTTTATTTGGTTGTAAAATTGTTTTGATAAATGTTGTAATTGATATGTGTAAACTTCTTCTGTTTCAAGAGATAGTTCTATTCCCACAGCGTGTAACATGGAATATGTTAAATGTAATAGTTCATGGTGTACAATAGATGTATCTTCAACACTTTTAGTAGGAAGCCATATTACAAATGTAGTTCCAAGCTCATCAGATATAGTTAATCCTCTTGCTTTGAAGTCTTCATTTGTATAAGGTTCACTTAATACTTGAGTGGCATAACTTGCAGCATAAGATGTATCATCTGTAATAATTACATAAGCATCTAGATCAAAGGTGCCACCAGTTATCATAAATTGTTTTGGTTCTTCCATTTTATCCATGTTCATAATTAATAAACTTATTAAAACTATTGCTTAATATTATACTTAATACATAAAAAGAATAAATTGCTCATTTGTTTTGGTTTACTTGTTTATAAAATTGTTTTGTTAAATACTGTAACTGGTAGGTGTACACCTCTTCTGTTTCATCATTTAATTCAATACCTGCCCATTTCATCATATCTATTGTTACATGAAGCAATTCATGCTGTACAACAGCAGAGTCCTCAATGTCTGAGAACCATACAATAGGAGGTTTACCATCAGCTGTACCAAATGTTACAGCCCTAGCATCTAAATTAGGACTCTTGATAGAACTGTCAAAGTTGGTAGTTATATACTTAGCAGCAAATGCTGTATCCTCTGTAACAATGATTTGTACATCTAAGTCAAATGTCCCAGCAGGGATTGTATACACCTTATGATAAGGATCTGTAGACTTCTTATCTACTGTCCAAACAGCTGTAGCTAACATGCATCCTATAGATACACCTATTATTATTGTCTCAGCTAATTTCATACTTTTGTTTTAAATGTTCACGTCTTTTGTTTACTTCCTCAAACCTATAAATGTCACTTTCCACTTGATCATGTTCATTCAAGGTCAAAAGTATGATATTTTCTTCATCTAACGCAGCTTGAGGGTATTTTTCTTTTGGTAAAATAT